GCCAGATAGTGAGCACCAGGGTGTTACCGATCCAGTTAAACATCCGTCGGATAGGTAAAAAGGTGTCCTTGACATCGGTTACCGCAGGATAGGCCGCCGTCCGGTTGCCCCAGCACTTCCACCCGCCGATGAAATTAAGAGCAGTGACAATGCCGTTTCCATTTAAATAATTGGCCTCGCCCGGGCCGAGCCAGACCTCTTCGCTGTTGGCTGTGGCCGCATCCATCTGGAAGTTGTGATTTGACGGGCTGGCATAGGGAATGTCCTCGTTTTCCCCGTCCACCTGGGCAATTAAGCCGGCAAGCTGAGAGCTCATCCAGTAAGTCTTGTCTCCAAGGCTGACCCGGGGCCAGCAAATGACCTGGAGCTCGTCTGTGAGATTGTTGTCGTTTTTATACCCGGGCACGTCCGAATACCGGATAACCGTGACATCATCAATATCAATCAGGGCTATTGCCTTGAAATGGCTATTGATGTTGCCCGCCTTGGCCGACATGGTGGCGGCCACCTCGGGCAGATGCGACCAGCCCGGGGCCACGATCTGGCCGGGCACCAGGCGAAACTTGGGAAACACTTCGTTGATCAGCTCCAAGCCAGTCTTGGCCCCAGTTAGGGAATCCACCCCGCCCACAATATCGTCTGCGGTAAGCGCCGAAGGGTCAAGGTGATCATAGGCGATGGTCAGGGTTTCGCCAGCGGTGATGGTGCCGTCTTCAACGCGCGTAACCACCGTATATCCGTCATCGTCAAAATCCAGGGAGTAATCCGTATCCAGCGCATAGACAGCGTCGGCGGTGTCGCTGACCACCACTGTATCCTGCAACACCCCGAGCTTTTCCAAAGTGCATTCCCCGTCGGCAAGGATCTGGGTCTCACCTGTGACACTTGCGGTATGCGATGCCGGGTCCATCACGTTGATAAAGACTACCGGGGCCATTGCAAACTTGCCGAAATAGGCGTCCATGAACTCGCAGAGCTCAAATCCGGCCCAGGGCTCCACGTATCCCAGTGCAGCCACGGCCGCCTGGTAGGTGTGAACTAAAACAGGCTTGTTAACCGGCGGAGCATCGAGCATGTTGACCGGGGCCGCGCCGAACACTACCGGCAGGGCCGCGGAAACCGTGCGCGGCGGCACAATGCTAGTGGGCTGCTCCGAGACGTAGACTCCGTGTTTATATGCCATTTTGCGCTTCCTCCCTTAGAATAATTTTTTCATAACCGCCCGAAAAGCGCGAGCCTCTTTTCCGTGACGTAGCAGTTCGCGCCGAGCTTTAGCTATGTGAGATACCGGTACGAACAAATCCGATAGCTCCGGGGTTTGCCTGACCATTTCCTCCACGTACGCAGGCACTCCGTTTTTAAACACTGTAAACGATGACAGCGCGCCCCCGGGCAGGTTCGGCCCGATATACACCTGGGGTGCGGGCTGGGTTTTCTTTTTCTTTTTTCCGGCCATAAGCCTTTCCTCTGGATTTTTGTTGCCGTGTTTATTGCAAACCCGAACCGTAGGCCTCAATCTCCTGGGCAATGGATTGCAACACGGCCGCATGCACAGCATGCCAGGTGGCCGTGATTGTGCCGATGTAATAAGGATGGGGCTGGTTTCGCTCCTCATCCGTGCCCAGGCTCCAGGTGAGCGGGAGCTGTAGTTCAAACTTTTTGGCCAGCACCCGGTTTGTCAAAAGGTATGTGCGAATCCGGTCCACCATGTTCTGGATCTCGTTTCCCCCGGCGGTAATGCCTTCGGCCGTATAAATGCCGCAAAAAATCTGCGTGCTGATCTCTGCGTACTCCTGCTCGTCGCGGCCCTCTGTAGCCCGGACCAACACAAACGGGAAGTCCTCATTGTCTTTGCCATGCTTGCGTTTGGGTGGCAGGGAGTTGATGAAAAACCGGGGTGCGATAAACACCTCATCCTTTCCCGGATCACGAAAAGCCGTGTCGGCAAAGTGTTTCTCCAGGACATCCTTTAACTCCTGCACCAGAAAAAAGCTCATTTATTGTAGTCCTTTTTTGCGCAGGTAAAAATCAATTTCATGATCCAGGGTTTTGTTAAATCGGTCTGCGGCGCCGGACTGGATCTCCGGCAAAACCTGGTCATGGCTCAGCATCTGGGGCACGGACGGGCCGTACAGTTTTTTAATCGGCAACCGGGCCCGGTCCTTTCTCTGAAAGACCCCGATACCGCCGCTTGGCATCCGGGCCACAAATGCGCCCGGAATCTTTTGACGGGTTTGGGTCACCTTGACAGACACACCGATCCGCGGCCGCCGGCCTGGGGTTGCTGGCCTGGGACCAAAACGCCATAGGGAAATGGCCGATCCGGTGGCAATAGCCGCAGCAGAAAGGCCCTCCCGGCTGGCCGTGATAATTTTAAAGCTGGTGCGCACATCCTTTGCCCGGATATTGTATCTCTGCCGAACCATGCGGCTGGCATCTGTACGCACACCCTGGGTGGAGCGGTTTAAAGATTTGGCAATCAGCGGCCGGGCCGCATCCCCAAGAGCTTCAAGGGCCTTCTGGGCCTGCACAATCTCTGAGGTATCAATTTTTATTCGCATTATGCCCGCTCCCTGAAAAAGGTAATTTTAACTGCGCCCCTAACCGGAAAAACCTCCAACACGGTCCAGGTCTCGCCATTAATCTCCACGTCCTCCCATGGTACTGGCACCAGATTCAAATCAATTTCCCGGAAATAATATGCCCTGCGCTCTTCAAGCACTCCCTGCTCCGGGCGGTTTTCAAACCCGTAGTCCGAGTCCCGGGAGGTAACCTGGTTGGCCATAAGCGTCTGTCCGTTGAAATCCAGCTCCAGCGTGGCGTCATCCAGGTCAAAAAACAGGCTTTCCATGTCTTCATACATCTGCTGTTTAAGCGTCATCCGGCTTCCCCCGCTTGATCCGGTCCACAATCTTTTCCCCGGACCGGCCGGCCACGTATCCGCCTACGCCGACATTTAACAAAGCCCAAAGGCCGTTTGGCAACTCCAGCATAGTTACCTTGCTGGTAAACATGGACAGGTACGGCACCAGCACGTAGTTGTTGAAAATAATGGCCACCACGCAAAGCATGAGCAGCGGACGCCAGTTTCGCTGCAGCCAGGACTCCCCCTGCGCCTCTGATTTGACAATACCGGCCTGGGCGCGGACCAGGGTCTGGATCTCCTTATGATCCATGTCCATGGCCCTTTGCTTAATTTGGGCCTTCAAGGCATTGGCCTGGTCTTTGTCCTCGACAAACTGATCTACCACCTCCAGGCCCTTGTCCAATACCTTTCCGATCACCGGCAGCGCGCTTAGGAAACCGCTCATGTCTCACCTCGGTTTTGCTGCGAGTTAATGTATGGCCGCCAGGCGCCGCGCTGCAGATGCGGCCATTCCGCATCCAGCCCAGTCCGATAAGTATCCACGCCCGATGAACCGGCATAGCACAGCGCCCGGCAGGCCGGCTTACCCCTGTTTGAGCCGCACCCGGATCTCTTTTGTTTCCCCGGCGCTGACAGTATCCAAGGCGTGGCCGAAATGCGAGCCGTCGGTGTCGTCAGCATTTAATACCGTGCCGTCCACATAGACCTTGCCGCCCGCGGAAATGGCCGCATCTCCAGCATTGTCCGCGCCGATGACTTCCAGGCTGTATACGCCAATCAGATTGCACTGGGCATTGTCATTATTGTCTGCATCCCCGTTTAAAACCACTGCCAGATCCCCAATCATCTCCCAGGCCCCGGATTTGGCTCCGGAAGTAACCGGCAGCTTAACGCTGTTTCCGGGCTGTATGTAATTGATGGCCATGATTATACCCTCCGTTTTATAATTGGTTTTCAAATGCGGCGCCCGGATGCGCTTACTCGGGCGCCGGCATGCCTATTTGCTATTTCACTATACTCCGGGGTTTTTGTAAAAGCTCCGGTATTCCATGACCCCGGCGCCGAAATCATGGCGCACCTTGTAGCCGATGGCGTCACGCTCAAACAGCTCATTTTCATCGAGATAAGGCTGCTCGTTTCCGTCCAGATAGGCCACCTCTATGGTGTCCACCATGGCCGGATCAGCGATTAGATACCAGGCCTTGGCTGAGATGGCATCCAGCCTGGGCTCGGAGATCGGAGTCAGCCGGTTGGCCCATGGGTTGTACACGCCGGAGGACATCTCCGTGCTGGGCAGAGCAGTGGAGCGCAGCAGGACTTCGGCATCGGTCTCCTGATCCGTGGGAGTCAGCAGAAAAGCAGGCTGCAAATCAAGGTAAGATCCATTCAAACC